TTATCTCTCTATCTGACCTTTCAGACGACCGTATGCGCGTTGCGAAGTCTGGTGACTGGTGGAAAGAAAATGTCCAACGCGCACTCGCAAACAACTCCTTCGTCGCAAAGGAAAAGCCGGACGTTGGCATCTTCATGCGCGAGTGGCTTTCGCTCTATGAGTCGCGCAGTGGTGAACGTGGTATCTTTTCCCGTCAGGCATCTAAGAAACAAGCGGAAAAATTCGGCCGCCGTGATCCAGATCACGATTTTGGCACCAACCCATGTTCTGAGATTATTCTACGTTCCCGCGAGTTCTGTAATCTCACAGAGGTGGTCGTTCGTGGTGACGATACCCCAGAGTCGCTTAAGCGCAAGGTTAAGCTTGCAACGATTCTCGGAACCTTCCAATCAACCTTGATCAACTTCAAGTATCTCAGCAAGAAGTGGCAAGAGAACTGCGGTGAAGAGCGTTTGCTTGGTGTGTCATTGACTGGCATCATGGATAATGAGTACACGAATGGCCATGCAGCAAAGGCTACGGGATTATTTAATATTGCTGATATGTTGGAGGGACTTCGTGAAGAAGCTGTCAAGACTAATAAACTATGGGCTGCAAAACTCGGCATTCCCGTTAGTGCTGCCATTACTTGTGTCAAACCTTCTGGTACTGTCTCACAATTGGTAGATTCCGCTTCTGGTATTCATGCCCGTCATAGTCCCTACTATATTCGAACTGTACGTGCAGACAAGAAAGATCCGTTAGCAATAATGATGAAGGACATGGGCTTCCCTGTCGAAGATGATGTGACGAAGCCTCAGCATACATATGTGTTCTCATTCCCGCAGAAGTCGCCTGACCATGCTGTGTTCCGTAAGGACATGTCTGCTATTGAACAACTTGAACTGTGGTTGACATATCAGCGTCATTGGTGTGAGCATAAGCCTTCTGTTACTATCTCTGTAAAGGAAGAAGAATGGCCAGCAGTTGGTGCATGGGTCTATAACCACTTTGATGAAATGTCTGGCGTATCATTCTTACCTTTCAGCGACCACGTATATCGTCAAGCACCATATCAGGACTGCACAAAGGAAGAATACGAAGCACTCCTTGCGAAGATGCCTAAGAATGTGAACTGGGCAGACCTCGCTAAATACGAAAAGAGAGACAGCACGACTGGCTCACAGGAATTAGCTTGTGTTGCTGGCGGCTGTGAAATCTAAAGGATTCACATATGACAAAAGAAGTAGAAAAGATAAAATGCAACTACTGTGAGTCATCATACAAAGTGCTTTACGACTACGAAGAAACACAAGGACAGCCACGTTTCTGTTCTTTCTGTGGTGAAGAATGTTTTGATGAAGATGGTGTTGATTTAGAGGATGAAGATAATGAGTGATGATTATGCGAAGGGATTCAAGGAGGGCTTCGCTGCTGGCCTAGAAGAAGGTAAGAAACTTGCCACTCCAAGACCAAGTTTGAATGACTTTGTATTTGGTTCTTCAACTGCTTGCAAAGTGTGCGGTAAAGATTGGGGTCAAGGCGGTGCTTGGGGTTATGTTTGTATGAATGCAAATTGTCCCTCTCGCGCAATTGCATATAGCACCGGTGCAGTTGGGTCTAGTGTAACGACATCATATCCGCCAGGAGCAAATGGACCAACAGGGCCAGCAGGATCATACGGCACAATGGCTGATCCTTACGAACTAGGAAACTAACATACATACTCTCGAAAGGGAGTTTAGTATGTGGTTATATAACGGTAAAGATATTAGTGATGAAGAGATTGAGGGATATGCTTCCTTCGTTTATATCATCACTAATCTCGAAACTGGCAAAAGATATATCGGCAAGAAAATCTTTAAGTCTATTCAGCGCAAGAAAGTCAAAGGTAAAACTCGCAAGAAAAAAGTTGAGAAAGATAGTGGTTGGAAAAACTACTATGGTTCAAATCTTGTTTTGCTGGCCGATGTTGAAGCAATCGGTGCTGATAAGTTCAAGCGTGAAATTCTAAAACTCTGCAAGACAAGAGGTACTGCCTCATACTGGGAAGCCAAGTATCAGATGCAGCATGAAGTTTTGGAAAGACCAGATCAATTCTACAATGAATGGATTATGGTAAAAGTTCATCGTTCTCACATCAAATCATAACCGCGACATTCTGTCATCTTGTTTTGCAGTTGCGAAATACTATATACTAGTGTAATCACAACATGACAAAGGAGTCACCTACCATGACCGCATGGGGAAGAATGTTTTATAATGCAATGTCGGGATTTAATAACGAGGCTGAAACTGGACTGGTTCGCATGTTCCGAGTAGAATATGCAAAAGAATACCGCCAGTTGAAAAAGATGGGCGCACAACTAGACGATGCATTTGTCCGTCAATATATAAGAAATCTAAAAGTCTAACAAAATCAACAACTTAGCCAAATCCTAACAAAATCAACCACTTAGCCAGCCATGCGTCCAAAACATGGCTGGTATGCTATTTCCACTCTTGAAAATCCGACTTGCCAACCCCATCTATAGTGTATGATGATGAGAAAGATTCCCTTCCTGCGTTCCCTGTACCGCTTCTTTATTGGTCCCCTTCCCATGCGTCCAGCGCATAGCAGGTATGCCTAATCCAGTCTTGAAAAACCGACTGTCCATCCCCATATATTAAGAGTAACAAGAGAGAGATCCTAATGTCCAAGACGAACCTTCCCGTTGAATTCCTTACCGATTATGCCAACTACATCAAGGCCGACTACATTAAGTGGTGGGGAAATCGTGCTTCTGAAAAGCATGTTCAAGAGATGATCGCCGAGCGCGGGATTGAGTTTCAGCCTGGCTCTTCCTACATCAAGGTCGTTGAAACTCGCAACGGTGTTGTGGATCGCGTTCACTCTTTCATTGTGAACAAGGCTGGGAAGTTCCCGCTCGGTACCATCCTCAAGGCTGCCTCGTTCAAGGCTCCTGCGACCAACTTCGGTCGTGGCAATCTTCTCGACCGTCAGACTTGGAACCGCGTTGTTTGGACTGGAGTGAACTAATGCGGCCGCGCTTCTATTATCAAATCGAGTTCGATGATGGTCGCGTGATCCGCCGCGAGTATCAGACCAAGAGTATGGCCGAAGCAATCTACAAATCGCTAGAAGCCGAAATGCTTCTGTTCAATATCAAGCTTGTCCAATACGGAGAGATGAAGTGACCAAACAAGAAATCCGAGACTTGTTCGACTCTAAGCCGAACATGACCGTGGCTCAGCTTGCCCGAATTGCTGGTAAGCCGTCGAATGTGATTGTCAAAATTCTCATGGAGAAGCAATAATGTCTTATAACGGTTGGGCTAACTACGAAACCTGGAATGTCGTTATGTGGTACGGCGATGTTTTCGCTGACATGGCTTCCGAACAAAAGCTTCACGGCGTCTATCTTGAAGAGATGGTCGTTGAAATGGAAATGGACAAGGTTCCCGATTCGTCTCTCGCGGCTGATATCATGAATGCGTTCCTGCGCCGCGTTGATTGGGACGAACTGGCCGATCACTATAATGCCGATTCTGGCTTTGTGGACGAGGACGAGGAAGAGGAAATCGATGCGTAAGCCGTATGAATCCTATGCCGAGATTCCTGTTCTGGTGGCAGAATATGTCTTGACAGTCGCAGCCGAAAAGCGTATTATGGACATACCGCTTGAAGATATCAATTCCTTTCTAGCGGGTCTTCATGAGCATTACAAGACAAAGCAGGAAGAGTATTCAGAAGGTTGGGTGTAATGGCGGTCATGTATCGCTATGATCGGCATGAAAAAAACTGGAACATCAATACTACTTGGATTGGCGGTTTCATCTTGTTTTATGAACCGTCCGAGTGTATAATGTTTGTGCCTGGTTCATATCAGGAAATGTTGAAGGACTATGACTAATGGCACTCGTATATACTAAGACTTCATCTGGTCGTAAGAGGCCGTCTAAGAAGACGCTGCGGTTGCGCGAAGACCGCAAGGCTTATTTCGCGTCTGTTCTAAAGGGTTCGCGCAAAGAACGGCCGATCAATCTGCCTGAACCATTGCCGCGCAAGGAGTTACCGCCTCTCTCAAACAGTGTTGGCAATGGCTTCAAGCGGTCCGTTGATGACTACAAGTGGAAGCGCGACCGTGAGGAATCTGCGGCTACTATCAAGGAAATTGAGCGTAAGAAGACGCGAGTTGCGCCAGCATATAACAAGGGCGCGGTTCAATACTTGACAGAGGGTACCGATCCTGCTACAATTGGACGTAAGATATAGAAAGGACAGGAAATGAAGTATCGTATCTTTCTTTTGGAATCTGAACGCGGTTGGGGACAAGAGCGTTGGCATGAGGACTACGATACATACAATGCTGCCAAGGAACGTATTCGTGCGGTCAATGCTGAGAATACTGCCCTTCGCGCTCCTGACTGGTATATGGTGGCCGAAGATAGAGTTGAGATTGTAGAATGAATATTTATTTGATATACCGACTTTATCGTGATGGTATTGAAACTTGGTCTGATGTTGTTGGTGCTTTCAAAGATGAAAAGGAAGCTAAACTGCAAGTTATTGAGATGAATGAAGTTCTAGGTTGTGATGAAGGCGTCATAACTTGTGAATATATCTTGCAGGAAATGGAGTTGAAGTAGATGGAAGTTTATCGTGAACATTTTGGATCTTGGGCTGACGTTCAGCGTGAGTTTGAGATGAATGAGCCTGAGCCTGATGATGTAATATATGCTGAGTATAACGTTCCTGGTTACGAAGGTTATGCCAACGTGATCTATCGCAACGGTGATCGCTATTACTGGGCATATGGTTCCCATTGCTCTTGCTACGGACTTGAGGGCCAGTGGGATCCTGAAGAGTATGATGCCCGTTCTTTGGTCGAGGTGCTTCGCCGTGGCAATCACTGGCGTCTGGATGACCTCGGTCGTCAAGTTCAAGAACACATAGTGGATGCTGTACTGGCTTATCCTGGCAACGGCCAGTTTGCAGGTCATGCATAATGTCTAATTCTTTCTTACGCCGAGTTGCTACTACATATAAATGGAACTTGAGCAAAGGATATTACAAGTGAAAAAGTATACTGTGAGTTATAGAATTGGTGCATATTGGTATCAATCTGAGGTCTTTACATCTAGTTCAAATGCTGCTATACTTTGGGCTGAGAATATCGGTGGACATAATGTTCTTGTCATAAGCGAAGAAGAATGAAGTTCGGCATCTTTTCAGATTTGCATATGGAGTTTCAGCCTTGGCTCTTTGAGCCTGAGGCTGATGTTTTTTATCTGAATGCTGGCGATACTCACCCGCAAGCCTTGACCCGAGACTACTTCACAAAGCTGATGGGCCCAAACTATTTCTATATCTATGGCAATCATGACTACTACGGCGGTTCGTTCAAAAATGCTGATCTTGATATGTTTGAGCGTGAACTGCCAAATGGCATGACAATCGCTGGCGCCACTCTTTGGACAAACATCTCAGAGGTTCGTTGGTATGACTTCTGCAATTATATGATGGACGGTCGTGTTATCAAGGATTTGACGTATGATAGATATATGAATGCTCATGAAACACATAAGCATTTTCTGTTCAACTCTGGTGCAGACATTTGGGTAATCCATCATTTGCCTTCTTTCATGTCTGTTGCAGAAAAGTATCGCAACTCTGGCGGCAACGATTTCTTCGCAACTGAATTATATGAAGAAATCTATTACATGAAGAAGCCGCCAAAGTTGATCGTTCATGGTCATACCCATGAGCGTTTTGACTATATGATTGGTGATACTCGCGTTGTCTGTAATCCTCGTGGCTATCCTGGCGAACAACCTTGGTATAACACATACGAACCTCTTATTGTGGAAATCGAATAATGGAAATCAAAATCTATACTAAAGACAATTGCCCTTGGTGTGTCAAAGCTAAGGAACTAATGAACAATCTGCATCTGAAATATACGGAGTATAAGCTTGGAACAGATTTTACTCGGGAAGAATTGCGCGAACTTGTTCCTGAAAATTTGCCCTTGACAGTACCGCAGATTTTCGTCTATAATAAGCGTATCGGTGGTTATGAGGACTTTGCCGAGTATTGCGAAAACACTGGAATAATGGGATTACAAGGATGAAAAATTTTTTAATTGCACTAGTAGCTTTCAGTGTTTTTGCTGCGCCAATTGCAGAAGCAGGAAACGGATACAAGAAACCAAAGCGCCAAACCAATTTTGAACGTCAGCACAATGGTGGATATAAGCCGCATCG